TCGCGACCGCCTCGGCCGGGCTGGCGAAGGCGATTGCGGTCTTGGCCTGGCCGGCGTCGCGCGCGTCGCCGATCCTCTGCATCAGCTCGACCGCCTTCTCCGGCGGCAGTAGGCGGTGGATTTCGCCCTCCGGCACGGTCCAGTCGTGCCCGTCGGCCAGCATCGCAATTCCGCCTTTGACATTCGTCACAAGCTGTGAGCGCACCTGCGCGTTGATCTGGTTGTATTCGTGCACCCGGCGGGTGACGATCCCGATCGCCCCGTCGCCTTCCTCGCGGGTCAATTGCCCCGACTGCACCTGCTGCTCGATCTTCTCGATCGCCGCGCCGGCTTCGGGCGGCGCCCCGGCCGCCGCGATCGAGGCCGGGCGGTCGGCGCCGCCGCCGGCATATTTGGCCAGATTGGCGCCGTAGCCGCCCATGTTCAGCGAGGTCCATTGGTTGCTCTGGCGCAGCGCGGCTTGCACCTCGGCGTATTTGCCGCCCTTCAAGGCCGCGAGCAGGTCGCCGCCGGTCTGCTGTTTGTAGGCGTCCTGCGCGATGAGCCAGGCGCCGGAATCCTGGCTCGCCGGCGAGAAGTCGGTGAGGCCGAGGTTCAGCGCGATCGGGTCCCACGTCGACTTGGTGATCTGGTAGCGCCCGGCCGCGCTCGACGGGCCTTGCGGCCCCGGTTCCATGATGCCGGGGTGCCGGGCATAGCCGTCGAACGTCGCCCCGCCGTTCGGCGTGTAGCGCACATTGTAGCGGCCGCCGCTCTCCGGCCCGGCGATCGTATCGAGCAGCGCGCGCCCCTCGGCCGGGATGTCGGTGTTGACCGCCTGCGAGGCGAGCGCGCCGCCGGCAGGGGTCAGGGGCGTGACGCCGTCCGCCGCGACCTGGCTCTTGGCCCGGCCGATCGCCGGCTGCAGCCGCTGGCGCGCCTCGAGGTCGAGCAGGTTGTCGTACTTCCCGGCGCCGAGATCGGCGAGCGTCCGCTGCGGGTCGCGCTGCAGGCCGGCGGTCACCAGCGAGGTGCCGAGCTGGGTGTCGAAGGTGCGGCCGAGATGGAAGCCTTCGTCGCCGCCGAGCACGCCGCCGGCGACCGCGCCGGTGATCGAGGCGTGCGCGGCGTCGATCAGATGCGCCCGCGCGATCGGGTCGGTTTCGGCGCCGGCCTGGGTCGCCTGGGTGTCGAGCTGCTGCATCAGGTTACCGCGGTTCTTGGCGTTTTCGAGCCCGAGCGCATGCGTCCAGGTCAGCCGGTTGAGGGTGATCGCGTGCTCGTCGAGCCGCTCGGTCAGGTATTTCTGCAGTTCCGGATCGTCGATCCCCTGCAGCGCCCGGTCGCGGATCTTCTGCGCGTCGCCGGTGAACCCCGCCGCAGCTCCCTGCGCGTCCGGCGTGTCGCGCCATTTGATGCTGGCGTCCTGCATCTGGTTCATCGCGCCGAACGTCAGGTTGGCCGCCAGCGTCGCGCGCTTCGCCTCGGCGTAGCGCTGGGCGAACTGGCCCATCTCGTCCGACACCTTGTCGCCGGCCCGCTCGATCGCGAACCCCGGCGCCGCGAACGCGCCGGGGTTGGCCGGGCCGCGCAGATCGCCGACAAAGGCGCTGCGCTCGACCGGATAGATCGGGATCTCGGGCATCTCAGAACCCGAACGATCCGGCGCCTGCATTGCCGCCGGTCTGGATGCTCTGCAGATAGCCGACCTTGGCGGCGCCGCCGGCGAGGTCGCCGAACGCGTTGATGTAGCCCGTTTGCTGCGCCTGGCTCGCCTCGTAGGTGTCGATCTGCGAGGCGGTCTGCGCTCGGTAAAGGTCGAGCTGGCGGGTCAATTCGCCGTTGGCCGCCGTGTTCGCCATCATCGATAGCGGCGTCCCGGCATTGACATCGACGCCGGCGCCGGCATAGCTGGCGGCGACCTGGCCGACCTTCACTTCGGCCTGCGACTTGTCGATCGCCGCCTGCGAGTTGCCCTCGCTCGTTGCGACCGAGGCGTTGTAGCGGTCGGCCGCGGCCTGCTGGTTGCCGGCGCGGATCGCCCCGACCGCGCCGATCGCCGAGCTGCCGATCATCAGCGGGATTGCCAGCGGCGCCATGAACGCCATCAGGCGGTCCTCGCATAGAGGCCGTAATCGGCACCGTCCGGCCCGAACCGACGCATCCGCGCCTCGAATTCGAAGCCGAGCGCGCGGGTAAAGCTGTCGCGCCACGGCGCCTGCCAGCGCACGACGAACTCGATGCGGCGGAACACCCCGATCGTCAGCCACACCGCGATGTGCGTCCGCGCCAGGCGCAACGCCGGCACCAGCGCGCGGCGGGTACAGTCGCACCCGACCAACAGCCAGGCTTCGCCGCGCCCGTCCCACAGCGTGACGACGCCGCCCGCGGCGAGCACGACGCCGCACCCGACCAGGGCGCCCGAGAATGCGTTGCAGCGCGCCTCCTCCTGGCCCGGACCGCCGGCATACTCGGCGACCGCGCGGTCGCGTTCGGCGGCGACCGCCAGCCGGTAGAGTTCCGGCGTCAGCTTCACGACCCGCGGCGCGGGGATCGCGGCATCATGCGGCAAGCGGCATCTCCCCGACTTCGGCGTTGGCGAAGATGCCGAGCACGGTCAGCGGCAGGACCGTGTCGTGGGTGATCAGGACCTGGCCCTCGCGATCGAACCCGCCCTGCAGCGGGATTTCGGCGATGCCGGTATAGAGCGGCGGCGCGACGCCCATCGTCTGACCGGAGGCGCGGCTTTTCAGCGCCTCGACGGTGTCGGTCACCTTCTGGGTCATCGGATCGGTCGTGCGCCGGCCGATATCGGCGCCGCCGGTCTCGTGAAAGCGGACATAGGCGCGGGTCAGCCGCTTGATCTTGCCGCCAGCGGCGGCCTGCGCGGCGCGCTGCGGCTCGAACGGCATGGTGAGCAGGACCGGCGTGTAGGGGAACCCGGCGACCGCATAGCTGACCGCGCTCGCCAGGCTGCCGATACCGTTGGTGGCGACCGTGTAGCGCCCGAGATCGGCGCCGTCGCCCTGCACCCCGACGATCTCGCCGTTGCAATAGGACAGTCCCTGGAAGCTCGTCGCCAACGGCGAGCACGACCACGCGGCGGCCGCGGCCGGCGCCAGGCTTAGCAGCGGCCGCAAGACTTGCGCGGTGACGACTTCGGTGCTTACCGGAGCGGTGATCACGGCGACGCCGCCATTGATCCTGATCATCTGGCCGACATCGGCCGAGGTCCCGGCGAACACCGCGGCCGAGGCCGCAAAATTGCCGGTCCCGGTCCACGCCGGAAGCATCGTCTGCGCCAATGTGCCGGCGGCCGGCGGCGGCGACACCAGGTTGGATGGCGGGGTCAGGATCGCGTTCGGGAAAGTCAGCGCCGAGGCGACCGCGCAGTCGACGAACACGGCCTGGTCCGGGTTCATCCCGTCGAAATAGGGCGACATGACCTCGATCGTGCGCAACGGCACACCGGCGATCGTGCGCAGCACGACCAGGAACAATTGATCGGAAGTCCCGTCCGCCGATGGCGTTACGCAGATATCCTCGACGATCGGCACGCCGCCGTAGTACTGGCCGCCGAGGATCTGTGGCGCGCCGGCCCACACGTCCTGATCGCGATCGTAGGTGAAGGCGACCAACCCGCCGTCGTTGCGGCAGGCCCAGATCACCTGGTACGGGTTCTGCTGGTAGGCGAGGCGGCGGATGCCCCATTCGGTCGGCGGCGTGCCCGTGCGCCCGCGCGTCAGGTGCTCGCAGACGACGGTCTTGTCGGGCCCGTCATAGCCGTTGAGCTGCCAATAGAACGACCACTCGCGCAGTTTGCGGCCGGGGAGGTCGGCAAAGATCAGCGCCTTGCCGATGTAGAGCGGCTGGACGTTCGGCGCGCCGCCGTACTTGGTCTCGCGGTAGCCCTGGACGTTGGTCGCGCTGATCGCCTGTTGCGTCGTCGCGCCCTGCAATATGTGCTCGCCCGACGACGTGCCGATCGCCAGTTGCTGCGCCTGCGCCGAGCCGGCCGACGACAGCCAGTTGACCGCGTTCACCTCCTCGTCGGCGAGCACCCAGGAGAGCGCGTTGATCGCGGTCACCGTGCCGTCGCCTTCGGTCGGCGAGAACCCGGTATAATTGCCGAGCATCGACGAGGCGATGCCGTTGGGCTGGCTCGACCAGGCGCCGAAATTGAGCCGCTGCTGCCACAGCATGATCGCGCCGGGATAGCCGAGCGTCGCGCTCCACGCGCCGAGCTGCCATTGCGTCGTCGGCGCCAGCGTCGAGGCGAGCTGCGATATCGCGCCGTTCGGGATCGCCGGCTGCGCGGTCGCGGTGATCTGGGTCGGGCTGACGACGGTGTCGATCAGGAACCAGTTCCACCCGAGCGGCGACAGCGAGGTGCCCTGCGCTATCGCATAAAGCCGCAGCGGGCGCCCCACATCGCTCGCCAAAAAGCCCTGGTCGTTGTTGATCCCGGTCTGGGCCGAGGCGGTAAGCGCGGCGGCAGCGCCGCTCGTCGTTCCCGACAGCGTCGTCCTCGTCGGGTTCTGGTTTTGGTACGGGCCGTCCTGAAAGGCGAGCACCGTGTAGACCCAGTCGGTGTTCGACAGCCGGCCGAGCGAGGCCGGCGGGTAGTTCGGGTGGACCAGGTAGAACGTGTCGGCGCTCTGGGTGTACTTGACCGCCGCCAGGTCGGCCGCCTGGTACGGCAGCGGCACCTCTACCGGCGTCGAGGTCGTGCCGCCCGAGACATAGGCGTGGACGAAGCTCGCCGAGATGTCGACGGTGCCGCTGCCGACCGCGATCAGCGTCCACAGCCCGTTCGCCTCGGTGGTGCCGACCACGCCGGCGACGGTCATCAGGTTGCCGACATAGAGACCGGCGGTCGAGGCCAGCGACAATCGCACCAAGCCGCTGCCGTTGTTCGCCGCGCCGGTCACCGGCTGGGCGTTGATCACCGCGCCGCGATTGGCCATGATCCGGGCATAGCCGCTGCCGAGCTCGAGCTGATAGGGCTGCACGGTCGAGAACACGAAGGGCGGCAGTCGTACTCGGAACGGGGTCCCGGTCTGGTCCCTGGCCAGCGCCACCAGCAGCGTGCCGGGGCGCTTGGTGACGCCGCCCTGCGGCATCGTCACCAGGTTTTGCTGGATCGCGTTGCCGTTGTAGTACTTGGCATAGTCGGTGCGGCCCTTCATCCGCGGCGACAATTCGCCGGCGGTGAAATTGGTCAGTTGCACTTCCTGGAGCATTACTGCCGGCTCCGCAGCCAGATGTCTTCGCGCCACTCCTTCGACGAGTTCTCCTGGCTGTTGATCAGCCGCGCCGCGTCGAGCCGGGCCTGGCGCTCCTGCTCGCAGATCGATTTGAGGGCCTTGTCGAAACCCAGCGGGATCGCCAGCACCGCCCCGACGGCGTAGCCGATCGCCTCGACCAGCAGCGCGTCCATCTGGGTGCAGTCCTCTAGGTCGAACAGATAGAGCGCCTTCACCGGGCTGCCGAGATCGGTCAACAGGCAGTTCCCGACGCCGGCCAGGCTCATCACATCCCAGGTGGCATGGCCGTAATCCGGCAACGACACCAGCCGCAGAAAATCGGCCGGCAGCGCATAGGCCGCGCGGTAGCCCCATGGCGGCGCGGTCGCACTGGCCGCGAGCGCGACCGGGCGCTTCGCGCAATTCCAGGTCGAGGCGCGCAAGGTCGCCCGCCGGGTCTGGTCGTAGCGCTGGGCGCAGAGGATCGAGGCCTTGGTCCCGTCCTCGCCGAGCGTCGCGATCGGGTCGGCGCCGAGCGCGACCATGCCGATATTGCAGAGCGTGACGGGGCTGTCGCCGGCGGCCATGTTCGGCTCCGGGCCCGGCGCGGCGCGCC